CAGGCGTTGTTAATCTCTGGAGCGGTAGCCGTGATCTGGGACCCGGCGAGTTTCAGCGCCCCACCGGATTCGACATCAAGCTCCCCGCCAGAGGCAACAACCATCTTGTCTCCGCCGTCTTCTTTGTAAATTTTAGGAACGTAGCTCATGATTCACCCCCTACGCTGCGGGGACGAGTTCGCCGTCGCCCTTGATTACGCAGATAGCCACAGGCAGATTCGGGGCCGATGCGTGCTTTGTGAGCCCAATCTTGATGAACCTCTTGCCGCCGACATACCCGAATTTGTAAGCCGCGTTATCCTCATCATTGGCATCCAAGGTAAGAATTACCCCGGATGCTGGGGTCGCACCGAGAACATCATCGCTTCCGACATTCGTATAACTCCCGGCACTCCCGGTTCCGTCATCATCAGCATGGGTCAACTCAACCGTCCACTTGTTTGTCCCGGTCAAGGTCCCGGCATTGGTTCCGATGTACGCAAGGATAGCTGCCGAATCGTAACCCTGAAGGTCCACCTCAACGGCGGTCACACTCGCAGAAGCGGTCACTGGGTCAATAACCTGTGCGATTTCGATGTTGTTATAAAGATCTTTCATTTTACGTCTCCTTATGATGCAATTTTAAGGGCCTTGATGGCCTCAAACATAATGATTCCACCGCCGACCCTCTTGGTTGTGTAGAACAACACATTCGGCTTGCTGGAATAAGGATCTCTGAGAACCCTTGTCCCCATCCGGTCAACGATCAAGTACCCACGTTTGAAGTTCCCGAAGAACACGGGGTAGGTGTTCGAGCCAATATCGGCTACGTTGTCGTCGATGTAAACAGGCTTTCCAAGCAACGTTTCCGGAGCACCCTTTTCCAGGCCGGGCCGCCAGATGTAGTTCCCATCACCGTCTTTGAGTTTTCGGATCGTTTCGAAAGTAGAATCATTCATCAGCCACACAGCGCCGTTCCGATAAACGGATTTAAGGGCGTGCTGGAGACTGATCAGCGCATCGGGGTCATCCAAGGCACTCGCAGAACCGCTTGTTACATAACCCACCTTGCCAAAGGCGTAAGAACTGTTAGCCACGAACGTGTAACCAGCAATCCCATGAGGCTTTTCAACGCCGTTGCCGTTAATGAAGGCATCACCTTCCTGCTCTAAAAAATCGATGACTACTTCGTTCGCCAACCAGTTTCCGATGTCGACAAAAGCATCATCAAGCAGCATCTGAGTGGCGGCTGGCATAGAATAGACTTCCTTAGTGTTGATGGCAATTTGGGCAAATTCGGGGGTACTCGTTTGGGATCTTGAGTCCTTCTCGCCAACCCAGCCCGACGATGCCCCGCCCTTATTGACCAGCTTCTTGTAGGTGCTCGTGCTGATCGTCATAACAGAGCAAATCTGCCTCATGGCCGAAACGGTCTCAGCAACCCGGGTGATTTCCTTGTCAATCTCTTCTGGCACGACAAATCCACCGTCCGGGTCAGACAGGGTGGACAGAGAGGCTTTGACGGCCAAATCGTTCAGATTGGCGTCAATGCCTTTGCGGAACCATGCTTCAAAGGCTTTTTTGTATTCGGCTTTTGCCTTGTCAACAGGCTCGGGTGACCCACCGGGCAGTTCAAGCCGCGCAACCTGGGTCTCCAGGGCCTCCAGTTTCTCTTTGGCCTTCAAGAGATCCGAAAGTTCGGCATTGATCTTATCTACTTTTTCGGCGAGAATAGGATCTACGCTTCCTTTCTCTTCGAGCGCTTTCAGCCTTTCGTCATTGGCAGCCTTGAACTCTTCAAATGCTTTGCCAATAGACTCAATAGTTTCTTCCAGTTTCATGTTAATCTCCTCCGATAGCGTTTCTGTGTTTTTCTAAATGTGCGATTACGGCGTCAGATGCTTTCTTACCCGTTCTCGCTCCTTGTGCCGCCGCCCATGCAGCGTTTAAGCCGCCCTTATGCAAATACATCTCACCAGATACATAAATCCCATCATCCCCAACTTTGCCGTTTTTGACCCAGTGGTGGGGATAAGCCCAGGTGCTTTTCTTGTCAGGATCGCCCTGATCCGCGAATGCGCTTCTTGGCAGTTTTGTTTTATCAACACTGCCCCAATCAGGTTCATCATCCGCAAGGGTTGAATTATGCTTAAAGGCATTGACTCGCAACTCTTTTGTTGCCTGTTGCAGGGTGGCGAGTAGTTTTTTCGCCGTGTCTTCTTTGTCTCCGGCAACGGCCTGCCAGCCTCGCGCAAGCAGCGCCTTTGCTTCGGAACGAGAAAGTCCAGCCTCTCGCAAGACCCTCTCAACAAAGCTCGGCGTCAGTTCCTGTTTGATTTCGTCAGGAACGTTATTGAAAACCGCAAGGTCAAATTTTGCCTTAGCGGGTTTACCGTCGATTATTTTATCAATGAAACCTTTCTCTTTGGCTTCCTTGGCAGATAGCCAGGTCTCGTTTTTCATCATCTCCCGGACTTCTTTCTTGCCTAAATCACTGTTATTGGCATAGATATCAACCATGTTGGCGCTAATCTTCTTCAGGACATCAATTGCGTCTTCAAAGTCGTACCGGTCGCCCGCCATCAAAACCCAAGGCTCATGGATCATTATCATAGCGTTGGGATACGCCTGAACCTCATCACCGGCTAAAGCAATAAAAGAAGCCGCGCTGGCCGCAAGAGATTCAATTCTCACAATCGTCTTGGATTTATGGGATATGATGGCATTGTAAATAGCCATGGCGTCCCACACGTCGCCGCCAGGAGAATTGATGCGAATCAAGACTGATTCAGACTCAATGCCATTCATGGCCTTAATTAGCTCTGTGGCATCATTAAAGGGCCAGCCTATGACATCATAAATGAAAATTTCGGTTTCTTGCGGGGTTTGGGATTTTATCTCATACCAGCCGTTTTGTTCTTCAAGGTCTTTGCCCCAAACAGCCGCTATTGCCTTTGCATTTTTCTCATTTCTGTATTTCATCTTTAGGCTCCTGTCTAACCGTTGAAGTCCTTGTCCTGAACTCATCTCCCCCATCATAAGGGTTCAAATCTTCAAGCGCCCTGCACTCATTTGGGTTCATTATCTCAGCATTTACCATTTCCCGGTAGAATTTCGCCCGCTCTTCCATACTCCCCCTTAGCAGGGCGTTCACAGAGAACTTCGCGTAATATGTCTCTTGGTCTTTGGGGGAAAGCAGGTCTCTGTTCACGGCCTTTTCAATGTTCACAAGTATCGGCATTACCGAATGAACCACGAAAGACAACATGAACTGCTCGGCTGAAGCATAGGTCGGGGCTTTGTCCCCCGACTGTATCAACATCAACGGGACCCTGAAAAGCCCACAGATTTGAGATTCAGAGAACTTCATTTGTTCAAGAAATTGGGCGTCCACAAGTTTTATCTCGGGGAAGGTTATGTGCATGCCCTCGTCAAGCAGCATGAACTCGTGGGACATCCCGAGACCCTCGTATTTCTTCTTTATCGCCTCGCGCAAGTCGGCATGGGCTTTAGGAGACAAAGACCCCGGATATTCAAGGATCGCGCCAGGATGAAGCCCTTTCCCAAAATACTGGGCAACAAACTGTTCCCCAGCTGCCGGGATTCCGAGAGCTTCTCGAACATATTCGATAGGATTCAGCCCCATATAGCTCTTATTCAACAAAAGACCACGCAGGTGCATGATCTTCGTCTGGTCAAACTCGTGTATGGCGCCGTTAACATCTTTTATCTGGTAAGTTATGGAATAGTCTGGGTTCTGTTTAACAGAAACAACCAAATCCGGATCAAGCGGGATAAGTTCTTTAATCTCGCCATGCCCGTTTGTGGCTTTATAGGCGTAAAAATTGCCCCTGAGACTGATATGTGCCTGTGCCATCCCCCAAAACTCGGCACTCGTCATCCATTCATTCGGCCGGTCATGGATAAGCCGATAAACAGGATGGTCAAAGGCTTTTTCTCTAATTCTCCCATTGCGCCGCATTAAATGAAAAGGAAGTTGCTTTACCGTCTCGGAAAGAACCTTGACACAGGAATGAACAGTAATAAGCCGCATGGCGGTGTCGGAGTTAACGGAAATACCCGATTTTGTCACGCCACCACCGTAAATCTCCCGAATCAGCTCCTCTTGGGCTTTGGTGAGGGCACTCGGGCGAAAAACGGAATTAAAAATATTTCTGGCATATTTTATAATATCCATTATCCCACCATAACATAAAATTAAAAAGTCAATATCTCGATTTTGTCAGCACTCTCATAAGCAGATATCATCTTTGAATTACGGTCCCTACTTTTAAGACCAATAGCCATCACAAGGGCAACCGCGCCGTCAATTCTGAACCTGGTTTTGCTCTTATCAAGTTTTCGGTTCCCTGCGGGGTCCCTAACAGGCATGGCATTTGCAATATTCCAAGTTAAACATGGGTTCCCATCATGCGAAAAGGTCCCATTCAAAACCGCTACCTCAAGGGCATCAACCGCAGGCCCCATGTCTTTGAACCCTTGCCCCCACGGAACCATCCTCAACCCCCTCGAGAAGTCCTTTTTCTCAACGTAGGCGTCAAATCCCTCTCTTTGCATAGCATTTAACAGGTCATCAATCCGCCATCGGTCAAAAGCAAGCCCGCGCACATCATAAATCCGCGTTATTTCGGCCAGTTTTCTGACCACATATTCATATTGAATGGCTCTTCCGGGTGTGGTTTCGATAATTCCCTTGCGTTTCCATGCCGTATAGGGCACGCGGTCCCTTCTCTCGTGTTCGGCTAAGGTTTCTTCCGGTTTCCAGAACCAGGCCCTGGCTATATCTTCCGGGCCGTCCGACACCGCAACCAATGCAGTCAAGTCATTCTTACCGGATAGGTCAAGACCAAGATAAACGGGAGTTCCGGGCGGAATTTCGCGGTCTTTTTTACATCTTACCCACTCAGCCCTTGAAATAAGCGGGGCTTTCATGTTGATCCGCTGATTCAGATACAAATTGCGGAAGGTTGATTCAAAAGAAGGAAGTCTCTTAGCCCTTTCGGCGGCCGACTTCATCTCATCAAGAGACCTGAAATCCCCCAGGGCCGGGTTTGCCTTCTTCCATGCCCGTTTACTCGTGAAAATGTTTTTCTCGTTCTCAGGCGTTTCATACAGATGGCACACAGAATACGGGTCCCGGGCCGCGTCATCTATCAGTATGGACAGAATATGTTGCGGATCATCGCTCTGGGTGCTGATAACGATCATAAGAGGCTCTTCACGCGCCGCCATAGAGGTATCAAGGGCGTCATACAAATCACGGGTCTTGGCTTGTGCTAATTCGTCATAGATCACAACACTTGGATTTAGCCCGTATTTACTACCAGCCTCCGCGGAAATCGCCCTGAAAAGGGACCCATTCGACAAGCAAACCATCGTTTTCGTGGATTCGACGATTTTGATGTAGGATAGCAACTCCGGGTCGGCCCTTACCATTTGCATGGCATACCTAAAAACAATAGCGGCCTGATCCCTTTCGGTAGCCGCCGAGTAGATTTCTCCGTTCATTATGGCCTCAGGCCCAACAAGATGAACGAGGGCCAGAGCAGCAGTTAGCAAAGTTTTCCCGTTTTTCCGCCCCATGCTGAGAATGGCGCGCCGGATTCTCCTCTTTCCGTTTTTGTCAGTCTTGTAAACATCCCGTATGAACTTTTTCTGAAATGGACGCAACTTTATCGGCTTTCCAGCCCCTTTGCCGGACGGGACAATTAAAAGCTCGATAAAGTCAATTATGTCCTGAACGCGCTTACTTTCTTTTGGCACCTATCAGACCCTTGAATTTCCCACCGCCTTTTTGGGGTTCTACTGCTAAACGAGCCCTGGCCTCGGCTCCAATACCAAAAATGGCCGCGCACTTGATCATCTCTTCCTTGGCTTGCCTCGCAACCCTGAAAAGCGGGGAAATGTCTTTCCCGCCATTCTTACGCTCCATAATTATCCCGGCCATCTTATCGCCACCCTTGCGAAGTTCGGCACGCGCCTCCATTGCCCTACGCCATACAGAATAGGCGTCACAATAAGCGGCAAACACGTTCTGATCGATTTCGGCAAGCACTCCCATAGCATTAAGGCCCCACGCGACACGATCCCACTCCTCGCGGCCATACTCATCAAGGAAATCAGGCGGCTCAGGTATGCCTTCCGGGGGCTCAGGCTCTTTTCGGATCGGCCTCCGGCCCGGATTTCCCTCCAAAAGTGCTAATTTTGCCGGTTTTCGCTTCCTGCCAGGCATTTTTACCCCCTTTATCGGTTTAATATGTCAAATTTCCCACAAAAGTTTACAATAGCGAAAATTTTTCGCATTGCTGAAATCGCGCCCAAAAAATCGCGAG